ATCGTCACCGGCTGACCCGTCATCGGGTCGATGGTGGTCATCTGCATCTCGTCAATGTCTGGGTCTGGGTATGAAACCACAATCTTGACCTGCGCGTCAGGCTCTTGCATCACCATTTGCAGGGTCTGCTCATCCAAGCCGGTGTAATCGTCAATCTGGACTTTCTCGTCATCCGTCCAGTAGAACTTGGCAATGCCGCACTTCCTGACCAGCGCATCCTTAAAAATGGCATAAGTGGTCAAGAACCCGCTGTTGTCGTTTTGGAAAATGTAGTTGACATAGTCGGTGGCCTGCTGCGCAGACTTCACATCCTCTGGGCCGCGAGGTACAAACTCGACCACATTCTCAGAAGAGAAAAACACCTTCATCAGGCTGGGCAGCATGGCGCTGACAGTGTCGCGCACCTCCATCGCCACCACCTTGCTGTTGCCCTCGACCTCGTTGCCGAACAGGTCACCTCGGTAGTACTCAGTCCCCCGCGCACGGGTTGGCGACAAATCGCTGTCCACATAGCTGATGGCGTCCGTCAGGTCTTGCGTGATGATCGCTTGCAGTTCCGCATCGTCCATCGGGGTCTGGGCTGCAATGTCGGTGGATAAATTGTCGGTAATATTTTCAATCATGGCTTGACCTTAGTTAGAACCACAAACATGGAGTCCACAGCCCTCGGGGTGCGGATAATTTGGTCTTGTGGCAATTCTAGTGCTTCTCCCAGCTTTGAGAGCCTCATTTCCAGCATGGTCAACTCAAACCTGTCTGGCCAGCCTAAGTACCAGTGCCAGTCGGTGTAATAGCGCCAAGAGTTCTCGTTGAATGCCCTGACATGGGTTGGATCTTGCCACGCGCCAAGGCTCAACTCGTATGGCACATGAATCCGCATCTCCCCGCCTACCTTCAGCAATTCCTTGCAATTGGTCATGGCAGTAACCAGATCTGGCAAATGCTCCAAGATGTCATTGGCCAAAATCACATCAAACATGCCGCGCTCAATTGTCAGCAGCCCCTTGCGGGTCTTGAGTACCTCACCCCAATTGACTTTTGTAATGTCCAGCAGCCAATCTGGCTTGACCCTTGCCTGAATATCTGCATTCAAACAATCCTCACGCCAGTCCTTGCCCGAGCCTAGATTAAGAATCAAACCAAGCCTTTGCATATTCTGGACGATTTTCTAGCAGCCACGGCATCGCGTCCTGATGCAACTGCTTGCCATTCATGCCAATCGTGTTGCTGCCGATGTGGTGGACATAGCTGGCACTCACAAAATGCGAGTAGCCTTTTTCGATCAGATCCCTACAATGCACATCATCTGAGTACCAATTCAGAGGGGGGAACTTCGCCTCCTCAAAAGCATCGCTTGAAATCCACGCAAAGATCGGGCTGATCTCTCCCACCATCTTGATGTGGGCCTCAGACGGGAATTTGTAAAAGTTCAGCTTCTCGGGTTTCTCAGTAACCCTCACATTTTGGCAAGGCCGCGCCGCATCAGTCCTTGAAGCCACCCAGCCGGCCTTGACGCTGCGCATGGTCTTGATGATGGCCACATCCTCGATTAAGGTTTTGACGCTGGTCGGGGTCAGCACAATGTCATCGTTGGCCACGATGCAAGATGACCAATCCTTGAGTGCCGCCTCAATCACCTCGTTGTAGTCATCGCCAAAATTCCTTGGCTGGCCGTAGATCTTGTGGTCAGCCTCAAAGTTCTCAAGCACTGACTCTGGCCCTCGCAGGTAGACCGGACACTCTGGCGCGTATTGCTTGATCGACTCCAGCAGCACCGCCAGACCATGCCCCCTGACTGTGGCAATGACAATCGGGCTGATCATTTCTTGGCTTTGTTTCGGGCTGAAATGCTGGCCGCCTTGCTTTTGGCATCGGCCTTGGAGCTTGCGCCCCACGCCTTCAGACTCAGCAGCAGACGGGTCGGCTTGCCATCTTTGTATTCTGGGCCATCATTGCCGGTCATGCGTGCCAAGAACGATGCCCGTCTCGGGTTGTCGCCGGCCTTGACGGGCGGCTTGATGTCTTGGCCGGCAGCTTTTAGGCTGGCCCGTCCAGCAGCGTTCAAGCCGCCCTTGGGGTTTTTACCCTCCTTGCGCTGCCAAGCTGGGGTCTTCATTTCTTCTTGACGGGCTTGGCAGTCTTGGCCGCTGCCTTGAAGTCGGCAGCGCTTGGTGCGCCCTTAGATCCAGGCTTGCGCATCTTCTCTTTAGAACCGGCTGCGATACGCGCCTGTTTGGCGTTGATGTTGGCATAGAGTCCAGCTTTCATTTTTTAGCTCCAATCTTAATTACCAGCATCGGCTTGTCTTCCATGTCATCCCCCTCCATCGCGCTGTTCTCACCGCCCTCATAGTCCTCTTCCTCGTCACTCTCAGTCACCCAGGCATCGCAGGTGCGGCTGGCTGCGCACTTAAAGTCAAAGATCTCGCAGTAGCCCAGATCAGCCTTTTCGATAACTTCCTCGGCGTCACCTTCGCCGCCAATGCCCTTTTCAATGCAGTCGAGCATTGATTCCTCTTGATTGAAAGCCGCGCAGTTACCGCAGCGGCTCATCTTGGCATCTTCAATGTCCACCTCCCACTCATCTGCCTTTTTCTTCCAAAAGGCAGTATTGGGCAGGTCAGGATTCTCAGGGCCGTAGTTGGCGCTGTTGATCGCCTTGGCCCTGTTGCGCAGATTGATGGTGATGTCTTGTGTGGCCGTGGGGCAGTTCTCACCCGCCTCATCGTCACCCATCAACTGGCTCATGGTTTCTTTAATCGTGGCCATTATTTTCTCGCCTTGTTCTTTGCCGTGCGCTGACCGCGCATGGGCAGCTTGGCAGTTGACAGCGCAATGGCCATCGCCTGCTGGGGACTCTTGACAGTCTTGCCACTGGATGTCAGCTTGCCGGACTTGAACTCGCCCATCACCTTGCCGACCTTCTTTTGTCCTTTGGTCATCATCATGGTTTTCCCCATTTAGTTGCAAATGCCCAATTATGCAGTTCTGGATAAGTTTCGGCGTAAGGGTTGACTCCATTTGCTGCTGGCCGCTGACCCAAACATCCCCGCCACGGCGTCACTTGCAAAGGTCAAAACAAAGGCATCTGCCTTGTCCGGTGACGGCAGACCCCTCTTTTTGATCTCATCCTTTCCCTCAATGGCAATTTTGCCATTGCTGGTGAAGGTGTAGCGTACTGTGGCCAACTCGCTGATCAGCACCTCATCCTTGGCCAGTTTGCAGTCCCGCGCCTCCAGCCACGCCTTGGCCTTGTACCAAAGCTCGGCCTTCAGGTTGCGGTAAGTCCCGCCCATCGCTGGGCTTTCCGAGACATTGATCCCCCGCGCCGGCAGCCCCAGTTCCCGCAGCCGGTCAACCACCCCAGCACCCAGGCCAATGCTGTCCACCAGAATCTCCCGTGGCTGCTCACTCGGCGCCAGTGCATTGAACTCGGCCACCACCGCCCCCGTCAACTGCATCAAGTCCAGATTTTTCCAAGTGCGGATGCTCTCGGTGACCACATTGCCCTGCCGCTTGCACAGCGCCGACCTGTCCGAGCCAAACCGCGCCACATCCAGCCCCCAAACCATCGGCGCTGACTTGCTGGCCGCCACATCCCTGTGCAGCGCACTCTCCAAAAGATCCATCGGGATCACTGTATCGTCATCACCCTTGGGGAACTCCCCGATCACCCTGATCCGGTAGACATTGCTTTCCTCGCCATAGCGCATGGCCATCTCTTTGACATACTCATCGCTCACCCGTGGCGAGTCGGTGCATGCCACCTGAAAGGTTGTCCACTCCTGCGCCAGCCTTGTGTGCGTATCGTAGAAAAAGCCACTGCTCCTGACCGGATTGCCCAGCAGCAGGGTGACAGCGTTGTGGCCGGACATGCTGCCTGCGGCAGCTTCAAAAACTTGTTCCGGCACGCCGCTGGCCTCATCGGCCACCAGCATCACATACTCAGAGTGAATGCCCTGCAATGCCTCGGGCTGCTCTGCCCGACTTGTCCTGGCCGAAATAAACATCTCAGTGGGCGCAGCGTTGAACTCAATCCTCTCTTGCTTGACAGTCAGCAGACTCTGCAATGGCGCAGGCATCGCGTTGATCCACCTTTTCAACTCCGCAAACATGGCGTCATAAAGCTGGCTTGATGTCGGCGCTGTCACCACCACCTTGACAGGGCTGCGGGTCATGAAGTACCACAGCATTGCCCATGAGCTTGCTGTACTCTTGCCGACCCCGTGGCCGCTTCGCACGCTGATCTTTCGATCCCCACGGGCAATCGCCCCCAAGAACTTCTCTTGCCACGGGTCTGGGTCTACGCCCAGCACCTCCTTGACAAACAGCACGGGGTCATTGTGGTATCGCTCAACCCACTCGGCAAAGA